CAGCTCCAGTAGTAGCAGCAACACCTGTAGCAGGTCCTACTATTACTTTGTTAGCAAGTAAATCTAGTCCATCAGTAGACTGTATCGTAGTGTTTTGTACTATTTCAACAAATGGAGCAAGACCATTACCTGATCCTGTTTCAGCAGCACCTTCTGTGCCTTTAACATATACAATGTTATCAACTGGTATTAAATCAAAAGCACCACCTGCTTTTTTTAGTTTTATATAACTCATTTTTCTTATTTTTAAATGTTAATAATTAATTAAGCTCCTTTGAACAACACGAAGTTATTAGCAGCTTGAGTTACTAAACATCTTTCAGATAAGAAATGTACAGACATTGCATCTAAATCAGAAGTGTAAGCTCCTCCAACTGAACCAGTAATCCAGTTTTTAAATCTTCGATCTTCAGTTTCAGAAGCTCTATATCTTACGTGTAAGAAAGGACGTCTAATGTTAGATCCTAACATTTGATCGTATACTGTTGAAGTTCCAGCAGGAACTAAAACACCATCAATCTCTTTGTCTAATCCTCTTGTAGAAGCATCGTTTAAGTATTTCCAGTCAGTCTTGTAGAAGTCATAAGAACCTCTTCTGAATCCTGAAAATCCAAAGTTTAATGCCATTTCTGATTCGTTATCAAATAAACCATAAGAAGCAGCTTGAGTAGAAGCATAACCTCCACCAGCCATAGCGCCGATCATATCATCAAAGTCAAGAGCCGTAGATCTTGATAAAAATAACATGTTTTCTTCAATAGCACCTTGCTTATCTAAGTTTTTAAGAATTTCATCAAAATCACCTAAAGCACCTGAACCAGGAGCAGCAGCACCAGAAAATCCAGAGTATATATTACCTCTTTTTTCAATAGCAGCAAACATACCTTCAGTACCTAGTATATTGTCTCCAGATAAAGAAGAAGCATTACCATTAGCTAGTTTTGAATCAACACCTTCAACCATCATCATTTCAAGATAATCTTCAAAACGTAATCTAGTTTCAGACTCAGCTTTTAGATACCATAAGTATCCAGATGTTCCGTCTTCAGTAGCAACTTCAACCCACCCAATTTGAGCAGTATCAGAACCGTTGATTTCGTACTTATCTTTGATAATTACAGGTCTATTAGCATACTGAGTAAAAGATGGCTCAATAGAACCGTCCATACCAGGTGTTCCTTTTTTAAATTCAGAACCGTATACAAACATGTTAATACCTTTTGTATTTAATAAACCAGCAGGTAGTGTGTCAGCACCGTATACTTTAGCAGTAAATTTAGTGTTACTTGTAGTTAAACTAGTTACATAAACTTTAGCAGTTACTAAACCAGTAGCTTGATCAGATAAAAGAACAGTTTGACCTACTCTAATAGCTATTTCAGTTGTTTCTGTATCTGTTAAATCAGGCTCAATTGTATAAACAGCACTAGCTGGACCAGTAATATTAGCTTCTAGTCCTTTGTAGGCTACGTGTAATCTATTTTGTTCAGACCAAATTACTTGATCAGAAGTCATAGGCATTTCAGCTCCTACCATTCTCAAGAAACCAGACAAAGTCCTGTTTCCGTATCTCTCCACTTCTTGCTCATAAAGCTCAGGAAGATATTGTTGTGCGAAAGTTCCACCACCACCTGACGAATTGAAATCTAAGAAGTTTCCAATTGTTGTCATTCTAGCTTGTGAAGGAACTATACTTGCGGGAAAACTCCCACCAGATAAACTCATAATTTTTAGTTTTTAGTTTTTATTTCTCTTTTGTATTTTTAATTTAGAACTATCAACACCTGATACTGACTTTACTTTAAAACCACCTATAAAAATATCTCCGTTATTTTGAGGTCTAGAAGCTGTTTCTATATTTTTAGATTTATTTACAAGGTCTTTAATGCCATCGGCTTTACCTTGTTCATAAAAATGCTGCGCTATCGTATCGGAGTTTTGTGCTGCATATATAGCTTTGTGGTAACCTTTATAGTCTTTTATACTCCCATCTTCACCCATGAACTTCTGGATAAAATTGGCTATATCTGACTGTTGTTCAGCTACTTTTTTTACGTCATTTACACCATATCTAAAGTTTTTATCACCTAAGTTAAACTCAAAACCTTTGAAATCCTCAGATAAGTATTCTTTAGTAGTGTTTAAAAATGATTCGTGTAAAGTTTTCTCTTGTTGTACTTCTTTATTGTATCTATTGAAAAAGTCCATAGCTTTTTGTTGTTCCTGAGTAACGCCCGGTCTCAACTTGATCTCGTCGTAATATTTACTCTTGGTGTCTTCCAAAAAGTTTTTGGCCTTAGCAATTTCTTCTTTAAAAGCGAGTTTCTTTTTCTTTATATCTCGCTCTTCGTCCATTTCTTCATCATACGAAAAGTTGTCTTCCATAATGAAATTAACTTCCTCTTGATTTAGATGTGGTTTAGTATTTTTATAGTATTCTTTAAGTAGAGTATCTTCATCTATAGAAGAGTAATCTCTATTTAGTCTAACGTAGTCTTCGACTGTACCACCAGTTTCTTTCATAAAACTAACTAGTTTTTCAACATTTTCTGGAAGTTCTATTTTAGGAGTATCTACTTTAGTTACTATCTCTTTTTTAGGTTCTTCAATATCTTCTTTTTTATCTATTACAGATATTGGGTTTGAAGTGTCTTTATTAGTTTTTATTACTTCTTCTTTAGTATCTTCTTTTACTTCTTCTTTAACCTCTTCTTTTACTTCTTTTAAATTAACTTTAGGAGTTTCTTTTAAATCAACTTTAGGTGTTTCTTTAATTTCTTCTTTTTCTTTAGTCTTACTTAAATCAACTTTTGAATCCTCTTGTTTTTTAGCAAGTTTTTTTGGTTTTTTCTTTACCTTAAATTCTCCTTGTGTTAATTCTCCTCCTTTTGTTTCTTTTATTTCTTCTGACATAATATAATATAATAATTAATAATAATTGTTAAATTACTCTAACAATGGGTCTACTTGATTTTTTTCAAAATTAGTTGGTAATAAATCATTTTTTCGTTGATCTATCATTTGGCTTTGTTGTGTGGCTTGTATTCTTGTTCTTTCGTCTTTACGGTTTTCTATTTCAGCTTCTTTATTGCTTATAATATCTAAATCCATTTGTTTTAGTTGCTGGTCATAACCAAACTGAATCTCCATTAACTGTCTTTTAATTTCAGCTTCTTGTTGTATTTTGTTTATACCAAACTCAGATTTACCTTGTTCTATTTGTAAAGTTGTTTCAGCTAAAGCTTGTTGTTTTTGCATTTCAGCTAAAGCTCCTCTTTCAGCTGCTTCTGCATTTGCATTAGCCTGTGCTTGAATATTTGCTTGTTGAGCTTTTTGATCAGCTTCTTGTTTTTGTTTTCTTTTTATTTTAAGAAGTTGATTAGCTAATTTAAGATTGTTAATTTGTCTAATATCTATAGCGTCTTCTAGGTTTATTCCACCTTGTTTCATAGCAACTTGAATATTTTGCTCTAGTTGAGCTTTTTCTTCCTCGTCAGGTACTAGCTCTAAATATATCCCAAAGTCAGCCATATTCAGCTTATGCATGTCTTCTAGTGTTCCAACATTATATGTGCTTAAACTAGAATTAAGAGCTGATTTAGTTAAAGGATATTCTAAAGCATCTGATATTCTTAAAGAAATATTTTCACATGTTTTAACTGTTAAATACAATAGTGATTGTAGTAGGTGCTTAGTTGCTACGTTTGAACTAGCTGCAGCAAGTTTTTGTAAGCCTACTAGCGAATCTGAATTAGGCATAGTACCATCTCTAGCCTCGTTAAGCCCCGTAACATCTCTCATCATTTGTAAATAATATTGATAAGTCTGTATTAAAGCTTGAGTTTTAGCACCACCTGAAGAAGTTTGAAGTTCTTGAATTGGTATTTTGCCTCTATTAACGTCGCCATCTTGTGTTAAAGATCTACCTAATATACTACCAGTTTGGAAATACATATTAAGAGCTTCTGCAGGATTATAGTTTGTTCCGTTTCCTAAGTCAACCTCTGCCAAACCATCTACATCTAAGAAAACACCATCAGGTACTATTCTTGATAATACTTGTTGTAGTTTTAAATGAGTTAGTTGTATCATGTCAGCAAAACCAGTCATTCTACTAACTAAAGATTCTATACGCCCTTTATACATTTTAGGAGCGCAAAGCGTATAATTCATATTAACCTTAACAACATTAGCTTCAGGCCTAACCATGTTTCTTGCAAGTTCCCATCTTAACATTTTATCATGTCCTAAGACTTTAGCGCCTTGATACAAAACCTCTATAGATCTATAAACTCTTTGAAAGTTATCATTTTCTGGAGGGTTAAACTCGTCATTTTTTTCAATAGCTTTTTCTAAACCAGTAGCTGTTTCTTTTATTTTAAAAACTTGGTTTTGATAAGTCTTATATTCAAAGTATAATACTGGAACATTGTTAGTATCGTTTCTACCGTTGAATTGATAAGCATAATTACTTCTGTTAGGATATTTTTCTATTTCTCTTAATTCTTCATCAGTTATATTAGGAAATTCCTTTTTTAATTCTCCTAAATTAATACTCTTTACTTCTCCTATATACCATAGATCTTGAAAATTAGGATCTTCTGTATAAGAATAAACTAAATCAGCTGGATCAACGTATTTTACTGTAACACCTTCTGATAGATTAAAATCTGTTTTAACAGCACTTATTCCTAAAACAACTAAATCATTAGCCATTCTTCTTTTTACTAACTCATACTTATTAAAATCTAAAGTATTGTTAATTGCTTCTTCTTCTGCTATTTCAACCGATTGCTTATAATCTAACTGCATATGTATATCTAACTCTTCACGATTCTGAGGTAATTCCTCAGGGTTTGAAGTAGAATACATATTTAATCCTGTAACTTGTTTTATTTGTTCAATAAGCTTTTTAGCTTGTATATCTCTTAACAAGTGCTCAGCATATTTAGTTCTAGCAGCTAAAGAAACAGGATCTTGAGCATAAGCTTTTATATCATAAAGCTTAGTGTCTAATCCATTAACAACTATATCTACAAATTTAGGTATTATAGGAACAGGTTTCCAGTCTAAATTTAAATAAGATAAATCTCCATTTATTGCTAGTTCGTCTTTGTATTTTTGAACAGACTGTTCTCCTCTTGCATATAGTCTTAAGTTTCTAAAGTTATTGTAGTTAGTATTAAACCTACCACTTACACCAGTACGAGTACCAGCGAACCAATCACCTTCAATTGCTCGACCAACTTGTCTGCCGTAGTCTAAGCTGCTTTTGACTTCATCAGATACTACCTGATCAGGGAAAGAACTACCGTTTTGAGTACTTATTTGCATTTATTTTATTATTTTTGAAAAAACTCCGTCGTTATCATAACGTTTAATACCTAATTTAATGTGTTTAGTTAATCTTTCTGGAACAGGTTTATATTTATTTTTATTACAAGCCATAATAGCTAAGCCTGAACTTATAGTAGCATCATGCTTTGTTCTATTATTTATGTTAAATTTACCCCAGTCCTCTAAAGTTTTTTGGTGATACATATCGCCATAACCTTCACCTATTAAACCTACATATGTTTCTATATAAGATTCCACAGCCGCAGCGTGTGCTTGTTTAATGTCTTCACTTGAATTAGGTATTCCACCTATTTCTTTTTCTGTTGTAGAAAGCTTATTCCAAATTTTATCAGGACGATTCATTGAAAAACCTCTATAACCTCTACGTTTAAAATAGTACAATAGTCTTGGTTTGTTATTTTCACAGAGTATTGGCATACTATAAAATACGCAAGCCATCAACACGTCTTCAAAAAATATTTCAGCAGTTTGAGGTCTAGCAATATATTCAAGAAAAAAATGATTAGGTGGTGCGTCTTCCATACTAAACTTGGTCAAGCCGTGCAATGCTCCATTAGAACCTTTACCATCTACTGTTCCACTTATATCGTAACTATCACAACCAAACGCGCCTATATGTTCATTACCAGGATATTTAGTTCCATTTTTCATTATTACTTGATTTTGCAAGTTTACAGGTGGAACCCAAGATATCATAAATCTACCATCTTTGTTAGGATAAAATCTTACGCTAGTATCTTTTACTCCACTAACCCACTGAAAACTACCTCTAGTAACTGAAGATATATTATTTATTTCAGCGTTGTAATCTATTTGTTGATATATTTTAGTTAAGTTAAACAAGCTGTCTTTAGCTTCATCTCTAAAAGCATGCTGTTCTGTTCTTGGAAATTGCCTGTAATATTCATTTAAACTATCAGGATCATCCTTTAATCCATCTACTTCGTTCTGCCAGTGCTCAATAACTCCTGTTGAAATTTTTTGACCATCTGCTCCTTTAATGTTATTTCCTTCTCTAATGAAAACAGGTGATCCGTAAGTATCCATGAATCCTTCGTAGTTCCATTCCATAGGGATGAAAAGAGAATAGAGTCCAGAAGAAGTTTGTCCGTTTTTATTTCTTTTTGTAACGTCTGAAGAGTAATAGAGTTTTTTGAAGTTGTTTCCACCTTTATCTAATGCGTTTGAAGTTGAGCCCATCATACACTTGCCTACGATTCTTGATCCTAGCCTTAGTGTTGTTTTTGTAACTCGCCAGTTGTTTAATATGTTGTCCGGTCTTTCCCATTTTCCGCTTTCGTCGTGTGCTAATAATTTTAATTTCTCACCATCGTAAGAGTTGTCGCCGGTATTTTTCCAGTCAATAGTTGTATCAAGCCCGTCAAGTTCTTTTAGTTGCTCATTACTCTCAAGCTTTCTTCTAGTAAGTTTTGAAGCCGGAACCCTATACGCCAGTTCTGTCTTAGGACGATCCATACCGTCTTGGATTGGCTTGAAGAAAAACGGATAGTTAATGGATATTGGCACAACTTTATCTGTGAACATTTTTTTAGCATCTGCTCCAGATTTAGATAATATACCGAATCTGGCGTCACTTGATATCGTCGCTTTATTAACAAGCTCTGCCGAGGACATAAATGAAAATCCAGACCTTCTGTTTTTAAGGTAGCACATCCCGTAACATCTGTTATCTGCTTTACATGCTTCCCAAAATATATAGAATAATCTATTTGCTTCTCTATAATCTGGTGCCCCAACGTCGATCTTTGACCACTGTAAGTACATGTAATGAGTGCCAGTGATATATGTAGAAATACCTTTACTATAAAACCAATAACCCTCTTCTCTTCTTGTAAATTCTTTGTCAATATAATCATACCACCTTTCTTTAAAATCAGTGTCAAAATTTTCCCAGTCAAACCTGCTCTTGATTCTATTTAATTCTTTTGGATATTCTGCTTTTTCCCAATATTGTTCAGCTTTTTTTTCGCTTCGTTTATGCGATTCATATTCTGCTGGTAAAGCAATCCTGAGATTCTGTATTTCAATGATTTTTCCAATTTTCCCAGTTTTACTTATTACTATAAAGTCATACTCTTCATTATAACCATACTCCCATTTTTTATATCTATTTTGCTTAGATAATATTTTAGGGTTTACAACATCTTTAATCTCTTTCCAAAGAGTTTGTTCATAACTCATTTGCTTCTACCTTCTGCAAAACCTTTAAAAGCTTTATTTTCTTTTACTTCTTTAGGTTTTTCATTTAAAATATCTTCTTCATCTTGTATGCGAGTTAAAATTTCAAATGCATCAAATATAGCTAATTTTTTTGTTGCAGCAGCATTTTTAAGTCTATCAGCTGAGATATCATCTCCTGAGTCAACGATCTTTTCTTGTGCTACTTTAATTAGTTCTTCAACTGCTTTTTGCCCAGCTTGGATTATTTTCAATTTCGTTTCCTTCGTATTCATGGGTTAAAGCTATATCATTTGATTTCATACAATAAAGTCGTTCACCATCTATAATAAACTCAAATTCAGAGTTTGGGGTAAACGTAATAAGTGTTCCAGGTGTTATTCCTAGCGCTTCTAAGGTGTTGTTAGTATATTTTATTATACCAACATTAGGTTGTTCTTTTCTGTTCTCTAAAAAAGAACTATTTAAAATTGGTTTTACAAAGCAATAATTAAGATGAGAAGTCTTGTTGTACATATATATTTGATCTAAAGCACAAAAATATAAATCATTTTTAAAGTAAGTACCACTATTTTTTTCTTCACCTTTCATATCATAATACCTGCGAAGAATATTATGATGTATATAAACTTCATCACCAACTTTTATTTCTGTAGCATAAGCAGCTGGAGTCGAAACTACAACTGCTTTTTTACTTACAAAAATATGGTTTTCTATACTAGAGTTAATAATTAATTCTTTATTACCAACTTTTTTAATATTATCATACCTTTTATCTAAAGGTTTTATAATAAAGTGATATAGACTTTTCACTAATATTTCAAGTCATATTCTAAAGACACCGCCATGTTTCTATTAAATTTTTTCCAAGGAAGAACTTCATTATCTTTAGTTATAAAGATATTATAAGACTGATCTTCTTTTTTAAATAAAATATCATTAATTATGTGACCGCCATATACTTCTTGGCCAACAGCATAATGCATAGCTTCGTTTTTATAATCAGATCCTATACTAATCTTTCTTATCTTCGACATCTTCTGTTACTGCATCTTTAGCTTCTTCTTCAATTGAAGTATAAGATCCATCTAATAAGTTTATATTAATCTGACCATAGTCAGACTCTAAAATCTGCTTATAATCTTCTATTTGCTTATTAACCTCTGCTACCTCATGAAGCATAGCATGTTTTTGAGTTACAATTAGTCCAATATTTTGTGTTAATTCTCTTAAAGACTTTTGTTGTTCTTTAATTAATTCTAATTCTTCTTCTTTTATTTTATTCATTTGATTTGATTTTATTGTTTGTTTTGTTTTGTTTTGTTTTGTTTTAAAATATAGCCACGCAGTCTGTTCCAACTTTTAATTTAGTAGCTAGCATAGGCGTTTTATCACCTACAACTGTTCCTGGTTGTACATTTTTAAATACAACGTCATTACCAGCTTCTGTTGTTATAGTAATAGATTGTGCTGATCCACCGTTATATATCACAGCACCTCTTTTACCTGTGTTTGCTATTGCGTCTGTTCCAGCCGTTAAAGCTACAGCGTCATGACCAAACACTCTTGGTTGAGCCATCATATTTCCTTCTAAACCATCTAATGTTGGTTCCCACCCTGGGTTAAATTCTGCCATTTTATTTATTTATTTTTGTTATTTTTTCAGCACCACGACTTCCGAAGTATGCTACGTAAACTGTTATTAATAGTGTTTTAAGTAATTCTACCCATGCTGTGTCTACTTCAAATTGTAAATGAAAAGAATCTATACACATTATAAGTGTAGAAGCAAAAGTTAAAAATATAAGAGCTAGCGGGCGTGTGTTTTTAGAAAGCCACGAATCACTTTTCATATCGTTATTCCACCTGCTAGATACATTGTTCATTTCAATTATATCTTGTTCTAATAGTTTCATAGCCATTTCTTTATCTTTGGGCTTAATACTATTATCACTTGCTATAATATTTTTTACTATTCCTAATCCTCCTTGATCTGGTAAAAAGTTACCTACTGTTTGTAATAATTTAGGAGCTTTGTTTTTTAAAAACTCTCCTATTTTAGTTTCTTTAAATAATTTCTTCTTCGCCATTGTAAGTTATTAATCCTTTTTTTTGAAAGTTTTGAGCCATTTTATTATTACCTCTATAACCTTGTAAAACTTTATCGCTAGCTGGGTAAGATTCTTGTTCCCATGGTAAAGATCTTTTTGATTCATCTAAATTAGGACCTCTTTTATAAGACTTATCTTTGTAATAAAAAAAATCTTTATCGTAATCTAAATCTTCATCTAGCTGGTGTACTGTTTCATGTTTTACTACAGCTTTCTCCATGACTGGATCTAAATTCATATTAACAACTATACCTCCGTGGTTAGATTTACCAACAGAACCATCATCTAAATTCATGTGGTAAACAGGTATGTTCATGTCGTTTTTATTGTAGCTTGGCTTAAGTTTAAACCCCATTTTATTTATTTTTTTAATTGAGGAAATTTTTTATATACGCATCTTTTTATTTTTCTTGGATTTTTCGCGTTGTGCGCAAGCTTTAATGCTGATTTAGCTCTATTCAAACTATTAACTGGAAAAGTGCCTTTTGGCCCACAAAAATCACTTTTAGCTACATTCTTGTATTTACCAGAGTTAGACATACCGGGTTCTTCTCTTACTTCTGTAATTGTTTTTTTAGCCATTTTATTTGTTTTTATATGGAAAGTAATCGTTTAATATGTTTTGTCTGTTTTTACAACCACAACCTCCAGGTATCATATCTGCCATTTTCTTTATACCTGTTGCTTCTGTAAATCTAGCTACTGTGTCACCAAATCCTCTATCTTTCATTTTTCTTTATTTGAATTACAAAATTTTCTAGCGGCTGCAACACTTCCAAAACCCCATTTTTTTAAAGCAATAGCTTTTCTAGTTGGCTCGCCATTAGGTTTTTTCATAGGCCCTTTCATACCAGCAAATCTACAAGCAAAAGATACTCTACGTTTTCCTTTACCACTTGTCTGTCTTGAACCTAGTGTTTTACCTGTTTCTTTTTTATAATCAGAACGCATCTTACGATTTGATTTTTCATAACCCGCGTTTGTCATTATTTTTTCTTTTTACCAATCTTAACACAATTGTTAACCATTAAAGGTTTACCATTTTTATCTTTCTTACCACTAGGTGACGGTTTTTTGCCTTTAGCTACATAGCCTTTCCAACACGTACTACCTCTTTTTGTTTTCTTTTTAGCCATTATCTACGTTTTTTTGATTTCAATGCTAAAACTTGTTTAGCTAATTCATCTAGTTTCCCATCAGTCTTTGTACCATCTTTTACAAGTGTAGAAAGCACTTTAATTTCTTCAGATAGTATATCATTCATCTGCTCCATCATATCAACTCTTTCTTTTAGATCTTCTATATTAGCATGGTTCCATTGCTCTTTTAAATCATACTCTAATCTTTTAACCTCTGTTGGTGGCATTCTCTTTGCTAGATCAATATCGTCTTGTAATGTATAGTACATACCAACTAAAGTAGTTGTTAACATAATTATACCTATTACTGTTTTTATATCAATTTTAAATTCTGTGTTTTCAGATATCTTCATACTCTCCTGTTGCATCAAATGACGGGCATGCTTTGTTAGCAAACTCGCTGTGTGAATAAATAACTGCCTCTGGGTACATTGCTTTAAGTGTTTTAAGCACGTTTAAGAGACTATCTTTCTGTTCTTGTGTTCTTGTGTCCTTAGGCGTTTTACCGTCAGTCTCAACACCACCGCAATAGCAAATTCCTATTGAGTTACGATTGTGACCTTTGCAATGAGCACCCATTTTATCAATATCACGACCTTTATTTATTGTTCCGTCTAAATCAATATAAAAATGATAACCTATATCGTTCCAACCTTTAGCCAAATGCCAGTCTCTAATAGTATCTACCGTAACCTGCTGTCCTTCTCTAGTTGCGGAGCAATGTACTATAATCTCGTTTACTAATCTCATTTTTTCTTATGTAATAATAACCACTTGTGTACAGTGTACCCTATGGTTAAAGTTAGTAATAATATCTCTAACATTGGCTCTATCCAGTTTAAAGTGGCTAAAGCAAATGAAGATGCATTAAGTAAATACAACTTCACATCTTCCATATCCATTTATCTATTTGCGTTTAATACTGCGTTCCCTTTGTATTCACAATTATCAATTGAAAGTGCTGAATTAATTGTGGAGTTTCTTGAAATCATTTTTCTTCCACCTAATATTGGTGGCGCTGTGTTTAATTCAACACCAGCTGGCGTTTGTTTTTTTCCGTAACTTGGCATAATTGTTTATTTTTTGTTTTTTAATATCTTTTTTTGTACTTCTAATGGTAATTTAACAAAACCAGCATTCATTGAAGAGCCATTGTAATTATCATACATAGATGATCCTGAATAACCACTACTTTTGGCTTTTTCATTACCACTCTCTTTATTATCAGGCGCAGCTGTTGTTGGTGTTAGTTGCGTTGATTTAGTTTCAGAATCATCTCTACCTCTTACAATCGCTTCTTGTGCTTTAGTTTTTATTACTTCTTTTGTTAGGGTTTTAGCAGCGCCTTTAGCAGCGGCTTTAGCAGCACCTTTAGCAGCGAATTTAGCAGCAATTTTACCACCTACTTTAGCAACAAGAGGTTTAAGCAGTAGAGCTAGTGGACCTATTGAAGCACCTTGCTTTTTAAACATATGATCTCCCATTGAAACTCCTTGGTTCATACTATTAACACCATTTGAAAAATTAGGATCAAAAGTACTTCTACTAGGCGCTGTTCCATTAGATTGAACAGAAGTATCTATCGGTGCTACAGGAGGTGTAGTAGCCACTTGACCTGGTGCTGGAGCTGTTGGAGGTGTTATACTTGCTTGAACAGGAGCTACAGTTCCCGCAGGATTTGAAGTCTGTTCAGCTAATTGAGATTGTTTTGCTGCTAATTCAGCTTGCATTGCTTCTTGAGATGTAGTATTCATTTTATAGTCCTTTTTTTGATGAAACAGATGCTAGTTCATCTTCTAAATTAAATTTGTTATTTACAGTAGGGTTTACCTTCCTAGGTTTTACTTTTTTAGTGTTTTTATTTTTATTATTATTTACTGGAGTGTTTTTCACTCTGCCGCCTGACATGCTAACTTTTGATCTAGTTTTTACACCTAATTTACTAGATTTATTACTTTCATTTACATCTTCAACTTTTCCGCTTGATTGTCTGCTTTTATAAGAATTAATTGAAGAGTTTTTAGTAGTTGATTCCTTATTTGGATTAATACCTGAGGTTAAATAATTTTTTCTACTTTGTTTTGAAACAGACACAATCGATTGACCGCTAGCTTTATCTTCGCTACCACTAGGTTTTTCACCTATTTCTTGTTTTTTTGATGATTTAGTTCCTGGTAACATACCACCATTAAATGCACCTTTAGTATTTGGTGTATTCTTTTTCTTGGCTGGTGTGTTATTTGTTATAGAACCAGCATTTGGATCTGCTCCAAAATTGTTGCCACTTCCTTTACTCTCTCCAAATTGTCCATACTTATTTAACCGCGTATCTCTTTTATTAAGCTCATCATTTTCTTTTTTATTTTCTATAGCTGTTTTATATGCCTTTACTTGATCATTTAAGTTTTTTTGTTTGGTTTCTTTTTTAATTGCAGCATCAAGATTAAGGGCTCCAGATTCTCCAGATTCTTTATCGATCTTCGGGAATTGGCTCTTATTAAATTCATCATTTTTTTGACCGCTAAAATTGTTAGATATAGGAGTTAGATTTGAAGCTATTTCTTGCATTTTATTTTCTTGATTTTGCTGGTTGAGCGATGTTTTAATTGGCATATAACCTCGTGGTATTGGTTTTAAACCTTTCTGACCTTCCTTTGGATCATAATTTGCATCATCAATTGGTTTTAAACCATCTAAATTTGTTCTATAATCATCGTTGCCAAACTCTTCGTTACTTTTAACTCCTTGCTTTATAAATCTTTTAGTTTGTCTTTTTAATTTACCAGGTTTAAAATTAGAACTAAGAGGATCAACTTTACTTTTTTGATTAGCTTTTATATTTCTTACAAGAGCTTTTCCTTCCCTAAATGCATTACCTAAATCAATAGTAGCAGTAGCAAGGCTATTACCGTCTTCCGCATCTGCGTTTTGAATAATCCTAGTATCCTTTTGAGTATCTTTTTTTGTAATATTACCTAAAGCTTCATCAACATTATTGCCTACATCTTCAACAAGAACTTGTTTTCCTTCTCCACTTTCCTTGGTAATATCTGGTCTTTTGGCTTCTCCCTCTTTTATCATTCTTTCAGTACGCACTGCATCATTGTCAGTAGCATCATTTCCACCAGCTCCTGGTAGAATTCCTTTTCCAGTATTAGTTTTAGTTTTATTATTTGTATCACCTCTTCCTTCACCACTACCACGATCTCTACCTTGCCAAGATTTGCCGATATCTATACCACCATATGTCTTCATAGCGTTGTCTAATACATCACTTTGCCCACCTTGTTGTGGACTAAAACCACTATTTATAATAGATGTAGGATCGTCATAAAGACTAGCCCCGTTTTTAACATTACTATACATACTTCCGCCTCTACTGCCAGTAACTCCTTTTGTTCCAGATTTTGGTAGTTGGTAGTTGTGTTGACTTATCCCTTGTTTTAATTTATTAAATAAATTATTTTCGGCTTGGTCTAGTTTTCTTTTAGTTTTTAAACTCATCTTGTTCTATCTTTATTAACGTATTCAACCGCTTTAGTTGTTACTTTATATGTGTATCTATTATTTTTTTCTAATTTTTTTGTAGGCATATCTTCTTCGCCTAGCATTATACGGTACATGCGACTTATCAGCTGTTTGCACTTATAGGAAACTTTATATATATGATATTTTTGAGTGGTGTGGTTTCTTTTCCGCCACACTATAATCCACCCTTGTTTCAATAGTTTGTTCCAGCGCCTGTTATCCCAGCTGAATGAGTACGTACCTTTTATAAAATCATCTTTAGTAAACATATCTAAAGCATCTAGATATATTAGTAATTCTAATTCTGCATCATTTAATTCGTTTGTTTTACAAGCCCACTTTCGTATAATCCTGTAATGTTTTAGTAGATTTAATTCTTTCAAATCTGAAGAGTTTAATTTTCTTATCAAAATTTACTCATTTGTTCAAGAATATGAGACTTATTACCAATCGTAGTCGTAAAACCATAACCACTTTTTTTAGATCTAATATTTTTCATCATCTCAGGTGGAATAACAAATTCATTAGCTTTGTTCCCAGACTTTTCATAAGCTTCTTTAGTGCTATTGAATACAGAAAAACTTTCAGCTTCTTCAGGGTCAAAATACATGGAAATCAACCTTCTATTATCGTCTTTTCCTAAATTATAAGTTGAGAAGTTTTTTTCGCTTCCACCTAATCTTTTTGTATTATTTAAATAGTAATTAGCCGAACCCGCTGCATACTCTCCTTTAGTTTTGCCCGCCCAATTATAATCGTCATATCCAATTTTAGGATCTTTATAAACTTCATTTGTTATATTAGCATCTTCTATTCTATTTAAATGAAGAGCTTTACTTTTTTCCATTATCTTAGAAGAACCATCATCTTGATAAACTCTTGTATAATTAGGATTTTTAAGTAATTTTGATTCCGCTCTGCCAGTTGATGAAAGCAATGAACCTTTGTAAATGTTTTTTGTTTTATTGTAAAGTTTTCTTGTTTTATTTAAACTAGCAGAAGCTAAACCTAGCAATGGTATTGTATTTAGACCAAAAGCTGCCATATTCATAGAAGCGTCTAGTTGTCCTTGTTTATCATCAGCATATTTAGCGTACAAACCTCTAGCCGCAGATATTCCTACATTTGCAGCATCAGGTACTACTCCAGCTAAAGGAGTCATACCCGCTGTTTCTAATTTATCTTGAATATCATTTAAAGCTTTAGTGCCTTTTGCTTTTTTGTTAGTACTAATTATTTTATTTCTAACAATCTGTGATTTTTTCTTTTCAGCCTCAGTTTCAAACTCTGGCTCATTGTTCCAGCTATTAAAATTATTAGACCTAGAACTTCCTAAACCATAATCACTTTTGCTTACAGGGTTAGGTACAACCCCTGTAAATTTAGGATCTTTTTTTCCTGAAAAAGCTTTAGTATTAGCATTAACACTAGATTGAATGTTGCGTTGCTCAGGTTTTGGTAAAAACCCTAATTTTAATGGTTCTCCAGGTTCATTATGACCCGCTAAGTGCATAGAAGCTCCTTTGTTACCCAAAGGGTTTTTATTAAAAAAACCTTTACTAAAACCCATACTTATAATATTATTACAACATCAAACTCTTTTATTACTTTATATTCTTCTTTATTTATTTCAATATTAAATCCAGCTGCTTTGTCATAATAGACTTCATCGCCTTTTTTTAATACCGATACATCAGAGCCAGGTTCTACAACCTTAGCTCTTCTATATCTAACATCTTCTCTTTGCTTCTCAGCTAAGATTAAACCACCTTTTGTAGTTACATCAGTTTCCTTGACTGGATCTATAACTATAAATTTACCTACTGCTTTCATGCTCTAATATTATTAATAACACAATCAGTAGATAATATTGTTGTAGCTACTGAAGCTGCGTTTGTTAGTGCACTTTTAGTAACAAGCAAAGGATCTATAATTCCGGCTTTTACCATATCAACCGTATTTCCTGTAACCACATCTAATCCCATGCCTTTTACTTCTGGTGTTTTATAATCTTCAACGCCAGCGTTTTTAAGTATCAATTTATAAGGCTCTTTAATAGCACAGTAAAGTACCTCTTCGCCTATTGACATTGGTTTTAATTGCTGTGCGGCGTTTAATAAAGCTATACCGCCTCCTGGCACTATACCTTCTTTGATCGCAGCTTTTGTAGCACAAATAGCATCTTCTACTCTATCTCTTTTTTCTTTTAATTCCATTTCAGAGTTAGCACCCACTTTAACTGTAGCAACTTTAGCTTTTAATTTAGCTAATCGTCTTTCTAGTCTTATTATTACATTTGGGTTTTTAGTTTCTTTAATTTGATTTTCTAATAGTAAAACTATATCTTTAACAACAGAATTTACAGATAAATCAACTTGCATTATAGTATCCTCATGGTTTGTAACAGCTTTTAAACAAGTTCCTAAGTATTCTGGATCTATAATATCCATATCATCACCTAAGTCTTCGTTAATAAGTGTAGCACCAGTAACCGCGCATAAATCATTTAGAGTATCCTTTTTACTGATACCATAAACCGGTGCATCTATAATGTTAACCTTTATGTTTCCTTTTACTTTGTTCATTGAAAGTGCTGAAACTACTTGAGGGTCAACATCTGCTATTATAAGCAAACTTTTACCTGTCTTTATCACATGTTCAAGAACTGACTGAATCTTCCGCACGTTGGGTATTACTGATTCTACGATTAGAACCAACGGATTTTCAAGTTCAGCCGTGCCCTTTTCCTTGTTGGTGATAAAGTGGTTGTTTTTCAAGGGCTGATCATATTGCACGCCTTCTACTAACTCAACTACTGTTTCAGGTTGTTCATTTGTTTCCATCATAACAATGCCTGTTTCATCTACTAGTCTAAACGCTTCTCCTATAACCTTCCCAAGATTTTTGTCATTATTGGCTGATATTGTAGCCACTTGGTCGATTTTTTTACCTTTTACTTTCTTTGCTGTTTTTTCTAAATAAGCTAATACTTTTTTAACACCTGAATCAATACCTTTTTTTAATTCTCTTGAAGTATCTAACTCACTGTGCTTGTAAGCTTCATCTAAAATAGCTTTTGCTAACACCGTAGCAGTTGTAGTGCCGTCGCCTGCATCTTTAACGGTTCTTTGTGCTGCTTGCTTTATTAACGTAGCTCCAATATTTTCTAAAGAATCTTGTAATGTAACTGAATTAGCTACTGTTACCCCATCTTTTGTTATTTGTGGCATGCCATTGGCATCTTCTAATATAACACATTTACCACTTGCTCCTAAAGTAGAACCTACTGCATTAGTAAGTTTCTCTACCCCAGTTAATATCTGACTTCTGGCACCATCACCAAAAGCCAGATTTTTAACTAACTTTATTTCTTGCATTTAATTTAATTTGATATAATTGATTTTGAATATTACTCGAAGGTTTTAATTACTTTCGGTCCATTGGTAAACTCTAGCTTTTTAGCATAATGTTCAATAGAACTATCTATTGCTTGTTCTGCTCCACCTATAGTTTCTCTTCTGGTAACATCAATCCATGTTTCAGGATCATTTATGTCTCTATATTCGGTTTGTAAAAATCCATTTGGCAATTGAACTATTCTCCAGTTTTTCTTCTGTGAAATATGTTTCCATGCTTTTATGGTTTCTTCTGTTGGTTGTGGTGCACTAGACCACGTGTTTGTGCGGGTATATAAAAACGTCATTGTATTTGGTTTTAAGTTAAACGTTGGTTATTTATATTATCACTTGATAATTCGGTTATTTAATATTTTATTCAGTTATGATTGTAACATCTATGGTATACCATGAATATTCCCCACTAGACGATGTAGTTTGTTTACATAGTTCAAAGTTTGCTGTTTGAGAGTTATATCTCATTAAACCTACATTAGTAGAGCTTGCGGTTGGCCTACGGTTTGTTGCTCCTACAGGTAACAATATTCCTGTTTCAACATCTCCTGACTCAGCAAAGTAATCACCATTACCTATTAATGTGTTATTTAGTGTTGCAGCAAGCGAAGCTCCAGTTCCACCATCTGACTCACTTAATGTTCCTGTTATTGCACTTGCACTTAAATCTACGGCTAATTCTGTTGATTGTATAACTAAACCACCATTAGCTTTTAAATCCGTGCTAAATGTAGTTCCTGTCAAATCAAGTCCATCGCCAGCTGAGTAAGTATCCCCTCCAGTTGCATCGCCCCAAGTTAGTTGATATGGAGAGCTTCCTATTGTTGAAGGTAGTTTTAATACTTGATTTGCAGTTCCTACTAAATTAGGTAGTTTAACTGTGTAATTAATTGAAGAGTTATCAGCTAAACCAACTGTACTAAACGATCCTGCAAAATCTGGCACATCCCAAGTGTTATCTTTACTTAAAAACCTTGTAGCAATAACGGCTGTTCCATCTACTGCTGACAAATCTAAAGAACCTATATTAACATTGCCTGTAGCACTCGCGTTAGTTGTTCCTGAAATATAAGTTCCAAAAGAACTAGTAAAAGTATCCACAACATCTATAACATCTTTAATAGAAGCTATTGAAGCATTAGCAGTAATATTTTCATCATCGCTATTAGTTGTTGATAAAAGAACTAAATCACTTATTTTTGGAACTACAGAAGGATACGTGTATATTATTGGCATATTATTTTTTTAAACTTTTGATTTATCCAGCACTTTGAAATGATGTTATTAAACCGTTTTGAATTACCATTGTCCAATTTTCTGCCGTATTATTTACTTTTACTTGAATATTAGGGATACTTGTGGTCATACCACTAACATAACTTCTATTAGCATTTGCAGAAGGTAAACCAAGTGTAACAGTACCACCAGCGTTGCTTGTAGTAATAACAGGAAGACTTGGATTACTACTAAGTACCTCGCTAGCTATAACTTTAACATTATATCCAGCAACTGGGTCTCTCCAGTCTGGATTAAAACTACCATCTCCTCCTGTGCCCCAAAACTTGTATGCTTGATTATTTGGAGCTGTAACATATCCAGCTTTTCCATTTGAATTTTGCTCCATACCTATAGTAACCGTAGCATTTCCACCTCCTCCAGTTATTGGAGCCGTAACATTAATTTGAGTTATACCACCAGAACTAGAAGTTGGAGTAGCCCATGATCCATCACCTCTCCAAAACGTAGATGAAGACGCATTAGAACCTCCAGCTAGATTATTAACAGGTACGTTACCAGTTAAATTAACAACTGGACTAACACTAGCGGTGCCTGTTATAGACAATGGAGAACTAGCACCAACACTAACTACAGTTCCACTTCCGCCTCCGCCTGAAGCTGTTTGCCAAGTTGGAGCTGCTGTTCCGTTAGAAGTTAATACTTGCCCAGAAGTTCCAGAACCTGGAGTTGTAAAATTACCCGCTCCTGTTGAAGAACTTGTACCTGTTAATAATACTTGATTATTACCAAAACTTGTTGCTCCTGATCCTCCTTTACTAATTGGTAGTGATGTACCTGTAAAATAAGAATCTACTAAACTATTTATAGATGTTTCTTGAACATCGTTATCATGTGCTGCGCCGCCTCTACTTGGACTATAAGCAACTATATCAGTTTTAAGAGGGCTAGTTGTTGAGGCACCTGCTTTTATATAATTACTAGAAGTAGTTAATTTTATAGCAAACTCTGTGTTTGATTCACCTCCTAAAACCAAGCCTGCTCCTGCAGTATAAGCTGTGCTTGTGGTTGAAAAAGTGATTGTATTTCCAGATTGAGTAACTGCTCCTGCGAAAGTAATACCACCTGTTACAGTGTTTGAGCCAACTATAATACCAGTAACACCTCCGCCACTTTCTCCACCTGGAACACTCCAGTTACCAGTACCATCTAAATATACTTGAGCATTAGTACCGCCAGAAGGAACATGTCCAACAGCGTTACCTCCATTGTATGAATTTGAAGTTATTGTTGTTTCGTTAGTTTCTGAATTAGTATTTACAACTAAAGCTGTTGTTAAACCAGAAGAAGTACCAGAACTACCAGCTACTATAGTTGCTCCACTACCTGCTGTAGATGCATCTCCCCATATAGGCGGTGAATTATTGCCTTGAGCAATTAATACTTGACCTGTTGTTCCAAAAGTTGTTGAACCTACAGCATTACTATTGTTTCCGTATAAAATACCATAGCTATTGAATGTTTGATTTCCAGTACCTCCATGTATAACAGGTAATATACTTCCTTCCGCACCATCAGTAGTATAGTTAATATTTGAATTAAGTAAAGTAGATATATTAGTTAAACCAGTTCCTCCATCCGCAGGTGTTATTGGTGTTGTTAAGCTAAATACATTACCAGTAAGTGTTAATCCATTGCCAGCTGTAAACGTACTGTTGTTAAACGGTAAGCTACCCACTGAAACAGCAACTACAGTATCAACTCCGCTAACAGATCTACTAACATTAAGTATATCGCTGTTAGCAGCCGCTTCTGCAGAGCTAGCTACTTTTATATAGTTAGGATTTGTTCCAGAAGTAGTGTAGTTAAGACCTATTGTACCACTTGTTATTATACCAGTTGAAGGTGATGTAAACATACCAGCTGATGCTAATATTTGCGTTACACTACCTGAAGGACCATTTGACCAAATTGTACCTCCACCTGATCCTTTTGAAGTTAAATATTGTGAATTTGTTCCTGAGCTACCAGTTGAATCAATATAATCACCAGTTACACTTATAGATCCAGTTAATTCAAGTTTACCATCATCATTAAGACGCATTTTAGTTGTTGCGTCGTTACCTTGAGTTGCAGTTCCAAATATTAATTCACCATTCGGTGTTGCGCCAGAAGCAGAATTTACTGTTTTTATATAAGATAAAGTTTTAGTACCATCTTCAGTATAAGTATCTATAATACTTAAAACAGAATCGTTTTCTGTCCATTCTGTTTGTAAGCTTTGACTTAAAAATCTTAAAGAAGATTGCTGTACAGTCTCTGAACCACCAGTAGTATTAGATCTTCCAGAATTAATAGTTAATCTATTACCAAGATTGGTCCCAATTGTAACACCATTAGCATTTGTTGTATATACGTAAGGGGCAGCGCTAGTATAATAAGCGCCTAAGCTCATTGCTTCAAGATTAGCACCTTGTTCAAATCTAGGAGTAGAAGTGTCCCATCTAGTTATACCAAAAGAAAGTCCACTTACTGGATAATACTGATTAGCTAAAGTTATTTTACTTCTTATATATGAAACTGGCGATACGCCAGGAACACTACCATCAGTAGTGTAAATCTCAAAAGAACCAACTACATCATCATTTTCCCAACCAAAACCAGGCGATGGTCCACTACTAAAAGGTCCACTTGCTTGAGTAGTATTTGTTAATCTAAAAGTAGGGTAATAAAGCCCAGCTGGCTCTGTAGGTGGGTAAGAAACACCACCAACTTGTTCTACAAAGCTAGTATTTTTTAATGTTACTATTAATGATTGATTTGCACCTGTAAGAAAAGTGCTAGTACCTGTTATTGTATCACCAACTTTGTATCCATTTGCTGAAGTTGCACCTTGTATTGTTAAATCATCAACACTACCTAAACTATTAGTAACTATAGATACAGTAGCTCCAGTTCCAGATCCACTAGTAGTTAAACCAGAGGTTACACCAACAGTACCTGTTATAGTGCCTGAATTTTCAACACCCGAAGTAGGTCTTTGTGTTACAAATTGAACTAAAGCAGTTTCTGAATTTATTTTTACTCTAACACCATTTAATTCAACTGCGTTTGCTAGTGTATAAGATACTAAACCTGTTTCAGCGCTAGTATTTATGGCTGTTACAACCGTTGAGGTTAATCCACTAGATGATAATGCTCCAGATAGTGTACTTCCTACAACTATAGATCCACCAGGTTTTTCATCTTCTCCTAAAACTATTTCTGTTCCTGAAGTTCCAGGTGTTGGAGTATTACTAGCTAAAACCTCTACACCTCTATCTTTTTGGTTTAAGTGTGAATTTCCTAAACTAACTACAGTTGGGTCATCAGGACTTCCTTGACCCGTAACTTTAAATACAACTATTTCTTCATTTGAAGCATCAGTACTTATAGAAACTTGTGATGGTACATTTATAGTAACAGCACCAGTTCCACCTGAAGGGCTTATTGTTATACCGCCAGTTCCAGCTATAATTTGACTTACACCAGCAGAACTACCACCAGGTAGTTGTGAGATAGAAATTTGTTTAGTTTTATTTTTATCTGCAGAGTCTGATATTACAATCAAATCGCTATCAGCGGCGATACCTGACTTTACTGGATATGTATATATTATAGCCATTTATATATTTTTTATGTTAGATTACTTCTACTTGCAGAAATTCTATTTACAACATGTTGCTTATCGTATTTTGCATCTTCTTTTAAAGCATGTGCATGGTTGAAGTCATTGTCTGCAGCGGCTGTATCTCCTTTTTCTAGTTTAAACCTACCGTCATCACCTAATTTTTTTTCGTGAGAGTAATCATCCATTGTAGACTCTTTTTCTTTATAAGAATCCATATTTGCTCCTTGATATGTGCTTGTCGCCATTGAAGCTCCAGCTTTTGGCTTACTGTATTTTGAAGCCCCCATTTTATCATACATACTCCCACCAAGTAAATTTTTTGCTATTTGGTCTTGCATTTCCATTCCATCCATGCTTGAACCAAGCTGTGTTGTTGGGATTTTACTGTGATCTTGACCTCGTTCTTTCATTTTCATAGCAAATTTACCTACTGGAGACTCTTTAAATTTATCAATTCCAATCCCTATACCAGCCATTCCTGCTCCCATCTTATCATACATGCCTACACCGGTAGCTTGTTCCGATAGTGAAGGTGGGTTTGCCGCTTCTGCTGCTAAAACTTTTTTCGAGGTGCTGTTTCTTTCTTCTCTTCTTTCGTTTCTCTTAGCTCTTTTACTATCCTTAATTTCTTCACGAATTGACGAACTAGCACCCATTTTATCGTACATGCCTCCACCGGTGATCGCGCCAAATATAGCTTTCCCTGCTGCTTTAGCCATTTCTGGATTTTTTTGGGCAAAACCACCTACTTGATCTATAACTTTACCTCTGTTTTCAGCTTGTGCTGCTTTTTCTTCTGGGGATTTTTTCTTAAGTACGTTGAACAGTGCAGAGGCACCATGATTTTTTGAATTTTTCATTTTATTTAGTTAGTTTGCCTATTATAGTATTTACACATGGCAAGTGAATTTTACTTATTCTTATTTTTTTAATTTTTACTAGCATGAGAAAGTTTCTGATACTTCTCCATCTTCACCAATTACCATTATTTTGTTATTAGCCATTTTATAAGAGCCTCCTTCAAGAGGTTCTTCGCAACTGCTATCGGTAAAAACATTATCTCCAGCTACTGGATAAGTACCAGAACCGTTATGAAAGTAAATAATTTCTGGATCTAGTTCACAAGCTTCTTTTGACTGCTGACTACCAGAAAAAGAAGTGCAACTACTAGCAGACTGACCGTAAAAGTCATTAGCTAGTTCTATATTACTAGTCACTGTAGGTGTTGGTAACGTAGAGCCAAAAGTATATAAAGACATATTAGAGCTTGCTTGACCAAACTCTGTAGCTATAGCACTCATGGATAACGGACCTGATGTTGGTAGAGCCATTATTTATTTTTTAATTCGTTAACTTCGTTAGTTAATTCTTTTATAGCTTCTATTAGTAATGGTACAATTTTTTCATACTTAACAGCTTTATAACCGCTATCTCTAGTGGTAACTACGTCTGGTAGTATTTTCTCTATTTCTTGAGCTATAACGCCTATATCATGTCCACTATTGCCATGAATCTTTTCTTTCTCTATCCAATCAAACTCTATACCTTGTATACTATTTACTTTATCTAAAGCGTTATCAATAGTTTTGATATTGTCTTTTAATCTAATATCAGACGTAGAAAAAGCTACAACATCGTTTGAAGCATCTATTCTGCCATCGGTAGCAGAATTACTTATATTACCTACAGCTATAGATCCAGTACTAACTTTTAAGTCACTGCTAAAAGTTTTAATACCAGCTACTGTTTGGTTGCCTGAAGTAAGAACTGCTCCTGAAAGTGAAGTTAAAAATCCAGAGTTATTAGTAAGTTGACTAGTGTTAGTAGGTATTGTAGTGCTAGTAAAAGCATTAGGACCTAGGTTTTTTTTCTTAACAACTCCAGACTCTTGAAACAAGGCGCTTACTGTTTCTTCGCCTGCATCTGCAATACTAGACAGGGTTAGTGTGTTAGAAAAAGTACTAGCACCACTAACTGTTATACCATCTAAAAAATTTATTGCCATTTGATTAAGCTACATTAACTAATAAAACTCTGTAAGCACTATCTGCAATAGTACCTACAAAAGCTATAATTAAAGAAGCTTCCGATCTTGTTACTTTAGCGTATACTGTTTCTCCAGCAGCTGTTAGTACTTCTGTTTTTACGTTTATAGCTGTAACACCAGATCCAAAAGCATTGGTTGCATTAGTTACATCAATAGTAAAAGTAGTTATTCCACCAGATGTTGCTTTTGTAACACCATCTAGCGCAGAGTTTAAAAGTAAATTTATACCACTAGCCCCACTACTCATATAGGTTTTTAAATTACTAGCTGTTATGTTAACATTTTCCTTAGTAGCACTCGCGTCACTCAATATAAAAAGATCATCGTCAGCAACAGATGTAATTGCTGATAATTCATGGATTGAAAGTCCTACACTTGCTGTACCAGAAGTGTAACCTACTTCAATACCTTCATATCCGGAGGTAGTGTCCGAAATAACATTGCCAATACCAACATTAGTTGATGTTGCTAAGCCAACATTATTTTGAACAGTTACCCAGTCATTCAATGCTGTTGGAGAATCGCTTTGAGCAAATAAGAAATCACCTACTTCAACAGTTTCAGTAAAGAAACTACCAGCAACTGTTACAACATATGCCCAACCTTTTTCAATGTTTGACGATGGCTCTGAATCAAGATCTGGCTCATTGGTAGCGGCATTGTAACCACCTTGGAATACTAAGTTACCAACTACAGCATTATCAACATAAGTTTTGTTAGCGGCATCTGTTCCAGCTGTAACCGTATCTACACCTTGGATACGACCTGTTCCACCCAGGGTTATATCACCACCAGTAACGGTTAAGTCTCCAACTAAAGTTACATCATCTGGTAAACCTATAGTTACAGTACCATTATTTTGTGCTGTTTCAGTTATAGCTATTTCATTAGTTGTTCCAGCAAAAGTAACAGTAGATTTTACTCCTGTGCTAGCGCCTGCAGCCGTTAGTTCTATTTTAGCACTATTACTATCACCTGCCGTGACTGGTAGAGTGTAGGTTTCTTGAGTATTATCATTTTGCCAAGGGACGTTAACAACCATTTGGTCGGAACTATTAAACTGTATACCGTATGTTCTTGATGCTGTGGCTGAAACTGTATTAGCTGCTACTGATTGATCTGTGTCAGAAAATAGTTTAACACCACCTAAAATACTCGCAGTAGCTGTTGGTAGTACAGTATCTTCTGTTAATGAAACCCAAGAAGAACCATTCCAATACTTTAAAATATTTGTACCTGAATTATATATAATATCTCCAGTTTGTTGACTTTCTGTTGGGTCTGAAGATACAAGACCTATTCTAGCACCTAAAAGTTGGTTCTGATTAAGCTGTATGTTGTCTAAAAAATTTATTGCCATTGTATTAGTTTAAATATGCTTTTCCTGAGAAGGGTGCACTAAATGTTACTATTATTTTATCTTTATTTATATATTCTATATTACCTATAACCACTTCATTTGACTCGTTTACAATGCTTACTGAAGGAAACTTATGTAAAGTGTGGTCAATTGTCCAAGTAGTGTTAGGAACTCCTTGAGAGAAATTAAAAGTCCCTGCAATTCGGTTAACAAATTTAGCTATATCCTCTATTGTAGCGTTTCTTGTCCTAAATCTTGGGTCTTGAGTTTCTGAATCTGATATTAATGCCTCATCTTCCGCTACAACCGGAGCTTTTAGTGGGTAAGAATTTATTATTGGCATATTTTACCTATCTTTTTTTAGTAGGATTGTTTTTAACGCCAGTTACTGGGTCTGCTAGACATGTAGATTTTGTACAAATGCCATCACCTTTAACATCGCTCTTATATTGCGCATTATTTTTGTTTCTTTTTATAGCTTTTTTCTTACTACGTTTACTTTGTGGCTTTGTGTTTTTTCTAAGAGCTTTATTTGCTTTATTTTTTTCTCTTTCTTCTTTTTTAATTTCTCTTCTAGTTGGTCCTCCCTGACCTTCACGATCCATTCCTTTTCTGTATGTAGATGATGGGTCATCTGGTGTATCGTCCACGCTCATGCTACCGCCTACGTGTCTATTCTGTAATGCAGATAAGACACCGCCACCTCCTCCAACAATTCCTGTAAGAAAACCAGCAGCTGTTTTCATAACTCTATCTTTATTTCTCTGTTTCTTAAAATCTTTAGCAGTTGGTTGTTGAGATGGAGATTTACCATAAGGAGCTGAAGTCCATTTTTGTATTGATGTATCAAACAGCTTACTTTCATTTGAGTTCATTTCAGACTTAGGTACTTCTATAGTTACTTTACCTCTTTTATTAGTTTTAGTAATGTGATCTTTTGCATAACTAGATAATTCACCACCACGTTTTATGTATTTATTAGGATTTATCCTAACTTTCATGTTATTGTTAGCCTTTTTCTTGAATATGTTAGCGGAAGGCCCGAACATTGATACTCCTGATAGGGGATTGTTGTCTTGATTATATGCCATAATTAGTTTTTTAGTCTTAATATAAGATATTACACGTGTTTACTCGTTTTTACATGTACTATATAGAGTAAAAGGGTGACATTAGCCCCTTACTATTCTAGATCTAAGGGCCTATTGTCATGGTTTTTATATGTAGAGAAGTGTAGTATTACAATATCAAAATTTTGTTTTGTTTTATTTAGAAAAGTCAATTTTAAATTGCGGGGTTCCCCAACATTTCGATGTTATGTTTCGTATATATCCATATGGTCAGAACATTGTTGTGTCTTACTCAATACTAAT